TTGAAGGCTGCAGGCATCGCAGCAGAGCGCATCGACGGGGTGAACGGACTCGCGGTGCCGCACGACCTGCGCGAGTACTTCTTCGAGAACGACAAGCTTTGCTCTTCGCTGAAGCCAGGCGAGGTGGGTTGCTATGCGAGCCACCTGAAGGCACTCAAGACTCTCCTCGCGCGCGGGCTCGATTATGCTCTCGTCGTCGAGGACGACGCCATCCTGCCGCACGATCTTCCGCAGATCGTGCAGACGGTGTTGGCCAATGCCCCGCCGGCCTGGGACTACATCCACCTGTCGGGCGACGTACAGCGCGCTTTCAAGCCCGTCGCATCGCTGGGAGTGACCGGCAAGCTGGTCCGCTATTCGCGTGTCCCTGGTGGCACCGTCGGCTATTTGATCAGTCGCGAAGGCGCGCGGAAGTTCCTCGTGCCATCGAAGCGCATATGGCCGATCGATACCGATTTCCGGCGGCCGTGGACATTCCGGTTGGACATATTCGGGGTGCATCCGAGGGTCATCAATCATAGCGACGACCTGGGCTCACCGATCCAGGCGCTGGGGGGCAGGGCCCGTCAGCGCCGCGGGCTTCCGAAGCCTTCGCGGCATTCCTTGACAGGAAATCCGCTTCATAGCCTGGGCGGTGCCTATCACAATATCCGCTCGCTGGGTCTGGTTTGGTGGGCGGTCTGCTGCTGGCGGAACTTGCAGCGGAAGCTCTTGGGCTCCAAGGCGAGCGCCGCGCGAGAGCAGGAAGCGGCCGTCGCTGTCAGATCGGGTGCGCTGTAGCGCGTAAGTGCGTGCGTCTTGCTCGCGTGTAAGTCTACAGTTCGAGCCAACTCGCGGGACAATACTCTCAACGTTCGCGTGTGCGTGTCTCGGGTGAACAATTTGCTGGTGCTCGATTTATGTTTGGCCTGATCAAGCTGCCAAAGGCGCATCCTGAAGTCGTGGCGACGCTTCGGTCTGCCATCGACGACGCCGTCGAGATAAGGTCTATCAAACCGAATTCCCCGTTCGACATTGCAAGAGGACTGGCTCCATCGTCGAGCCCTCATATCGATCAGCTTGCCGATCTGTTCGAGTTGATGCGCGAAGGGGCAAAAGAACCGTATCACCACAGGTTGATCCAAGACGTGGATCGCAGAACGGCCTCATGGCTTCTACACCGCATGCGCTTTGAGTTGAGAGCGCGGACTGCACGCCATAGAATCGAGGAAGCGAAGCTCCGAGGTGCGGTGACCTGGAATGGTCAGGTAGATGACGCAGCGATTGTCGCTCACGTGCTTCAACGGCTTGGCGTTCCAACGCTCTACGCTGAGCTTTCTCCCTTCAAAGGACGCTATTTTCTCGATTTCGAAGGCGTAAATGCCGCCTCGTCGCTGCAGAGCGTGCGGCCCGAAGAACTCGATCCGTACGAGGATGAAGAGGATCTGTTTGGTCGCTTGAAAGACAGCTACCTTGGGCGACGAACGTCATCGAGCGCTGTGCAGGATCCCAGCGGCTTGCCGCGCGACTTTGTTTTTGCCGCTCTGCAAGTTCCTACCGACACTCAAATCATACTCCATGGCGGCGCGATACGCCGTCAAACTGAGTACGTGTCTTTGCTCGGCGAGTTGCTGCCGTTGTTGCCCCCTGGTACCGCGCTCGTCGTCAAACCTCATCCCATGTCACCGTATAGCGACGCGTATTTGAGGCGTGCCATAGGTCGAGAGGTTTTCGTAGCCAGCGGCTATGAGACGCGCGACCTGCTCGAGCGTTGCAGGGCGATCGTAACGGTCAACAGCAGCATAGGTGTGGACGGGTTCTTGTTCGACAAGCCGGTGATCGCAGTTGGGAATGCGCCTTGGGTCAAACCCGCGCTTGCGATGCGCGCGAGCACGGCCGTGGAAATCGCGACGTCTATTGCAAGCTTGCCCAAGTTCGAAAAACGTCTGCGCCAGAGGTTTCTGGCGCACTGGTTTCACGCCTACACATGGCAGCAGTTCGAGAAGCCGGCCGTGTTGAGGGAATTCGTCGCCCGGAAGCTTGAGGTCGCGCAGCAGCGTCTAGCCCCCCCGGCGATGGCTTCATGAGCCGAAACGTGCGCCCGGTGTCGGCAGCGTTGGCCATGTGATTGGGAGTGGCGATCCCGGCAGGATTCGAACCTGCGACCCTCTGCTTAGAAGGCAAGGCCGCTGCCATGGGATTCAACGCCCATTCCGAGGTTTCTCGGTCTGTTCGCGACACCATATATCAGAGGCTTAGCACACACATCGGAATGGCTTAAGCCGTCTCGCGCGCGGGTGTTTCGGTCTGCTCGTCGAGCCATGCGCGGCGCTTGCGGGCCGCAATGAGGCGCTGGGCTTCCGACCGTTTGATGTACCGGCGCTTGGCGTTCGGCGTGGTGTGGCCTGACATCGCCATTTCCTGCGTCTCGGTCAGATCGGAATCGGCAATCTCGTTCAGGCCGGCGCGGCGGCAGGCGTCCAGTGTGAGCCAGTCCGGCAGGCCGGCGGCGCGCGCCGCATCGCGAACCCGGGCGCGGGCGTCCCGCATCTTGAACGACCGCGCCGGGCCAAGTGTGCCTTTGTATCGGTTGACGATCGGCCGAAACAACACGATGGCGACGCCGAGGCGGGGGAGCTGGTCGAGGTAAGCGGTCAGCAGGGGGCTGAACTCGCCGTCGCCGTCCGACAGGGCCGCCCAGGTCATGACGCCGGTCTTATGGTGCTCGATGCGCACGAAGTTGGGCCGCTCGGCCGGGCGATAGTCGGTCCAGGCCAGATGGCCGGCAATGACGTTCTCCGGCCGCTGCATCCACTCAAGGCATACCAGCGGGGCGACGGCCAGATGCAGCTCGCCCGCGTCGACGAGCGCCTTGTGGAGCGCGATCGCCTGCTCGCGGGTGGCTGCCGGGCGCTCGCCGCTGCCATAGACCAGCTCGACATCGCGAAATGGGTTCACCGCCGGCACGTCATTCGGATAGAGCCGCGCGACGACGTCCCACGCGCGCGCCGTTCGCAAAATGCTCAGGTTGGCGGCGCGCGTGCGCGTGCCGCGCTTGCCGGTGCGCAGCCGGGCATACAGCTTGTCGACGGCGCGCGCGTCGATCGTCTTGACGGCTGCTTCGCCGACGGTGCCGCCGGACTTTCGTTCCAGGGCGGTGATGTATCCAAACGCGCGCTCATAGTCGGGCTGTGACCGCATAGATACCTTGGCCCAGGCCGGCGATCGCTTGTAGCGCTCAATCAGCCAGTTCAGCGTGCCGAAACCCGGCTGCAGGTCAAGCTCGCGCGGTTCGCCGCGACCGGCGCGCCAGTCGTCCAAATGACGGTTCAGCTCGTCGGCGCGCGCCTTGGCGGTGGCGTAGTCATGACCGAGATTTTCGGCGTGCAGCTTGAACCCCTGCCGGAAGTCGGAGGCGAGCGGTCGCCAGTAGTAGGCGACGGCACCCGAGGCCAGCCGTTTCTCGACCATGTAGCGGGGCCAGCCCATTACAAGTCGTCGGCGAGGGATAGGGCCCGGCCGGGGCCGGTCCGCGTCGGATACCTGTCGAGGTGGTCCTTGTCCCATTTCCGGCTGCGCCCTACGCCCGCGATCGGGGCAGGGTACTCCGTCCCGACCTTCCGAAGGAAGGCCTCGACCGACACTTCATCCACATAGGCGGCGGCCGTCTTGGCCCTCATGAACCGGGGCCAAGCGCCAGGAGGGGCAGCGGGGCTAGTCATACGGCCCCCGCCGGCTCAGGGAGGCGCTGGGGAGCGGCATCGTCGAGGAAGCCACGTCCCGGCATGCCATTGTGTTCGATGCCGTCGAGGAGGCGGCCGGCGGCTTTCTTGCCGACGCGGAACGCCAGCATGGCTCCCGTCCCAGCTAAGAATGCATTGCGGCCGTTGGGGTCGCAGTGCAGCCCGTCGTGGCGCAGGCAAAGGGTCTCGACCGTACAAGTTCGACCGTAGCAATCGTCGAGCGCGTCCTGGCTTTCGTTGCTCTTGGCCAGCCGGTTACTGCGATACACGCGGTTGATATCGGTGTCCGACATTTCGCAGACCGGCCACCAATCCCCCCACTGCTTGAAGAAGAACGGTACGCCAGCAGCGACGCACTGGTCGCGCAGGGAGCGCGCCCAGTCGGGATGCATCGGGCGCGAGCCGTGCTGGCTCTCGCCGCCGACGATGACCCAATCGAGACCGCTCTTGAGCACGCCGTCGCATCCACCTGACGGGTCGTAATGGAGTGGGCACTTCCAATCGTCCCAGATGATGCTCGGGTCAGCGGAAGGGTCGCCGCGCCAAAGGCGGGCGGGGCTCATGTCGCACTGATCGCAGACCCGGTGATTACGCAGGTCGATCGGTCCGAGCAGCGGCTCAAGCGAGACGAAGCGCACGGCCGCCGGCGTCGCCAGCAGGTCAGGAACGCGCGCGTCGGCTTCCTGCTGACGCTCGGCCGAGACGCCGAGCCAGACGTTGGGGAGGGGCCAAGTAGGAATGAACGGCTCGCGTCTATAGACGTCGTCGCGTGCGGGATTGAATGCAACCATCCAGTGCCATTGGCGGTGCGGCGCCATCTTTGAGGCACAGTACGCCTGCATCCGAGCCGAGCGCTTCGTCAGCACCTGAAACGTGTGCTGCGGGCACAGCGCCATGACGGCGAACACCTTGTCGATCCACTCGTCGGGCACGGACTCGTGGAACAGGTCGCCGTGCGCGCAGACGAAGATCATGCGCGACCGCTTCCACTTCAGCGGCTCCAGCAACGCCTTCTCATTGAAGCGCACCTCTCCGGTCCACACCGGTCCGGCCTTCGACGGCTTGGTGAGGCCGGCGCGCGTCGGATGGTTCTTGAGCCGCGTGCCGGCGAGCTTCATCGCGTAGCAGTTGGTGCAGCCCGGCGAAACGATGGAGCAGCCCGTGATCGGGTTCCACGTCGCGTCGGTCCATTCGATCGTGGAGTGCTCAGCCATTGGCGCCTCCATTGTGCCGGCGCTCCAGCTTGTCCCACTCATCGTCGGAGGTCGGCCATGCGGTCGAGCGGAGGATGTCGAGCGCGCTGTCGATCTTGGCGCGCACGTCTGCCAAACGCGCCCGCGCCATCGACGGGTCGCTGAGAACACCCCAGCCGTTGAACGAGTAGTTGAAGCCCTGAAGCAGGCGGTGCGCTTCGGTGACCGCCTCGAACACGGCGTCCGTCCGCTTCGAAAGCTCGTTGATGGAGCATTTCTCGGCAACGATGTTCTCAGCCACGGATCGTCCTCCATGCGTTGATCAGCGCGCAACGCAGCCACCAGCGGGGGCCGAGCGCGCGCACGTTCCAGAGGAAAGATTGCAGCGAGCGCAGGGGCGGTGGGCGGTCAGTCATCGGCCGCCTCGTCGGTCGCGCTGCCGGTGCCGTCACAGCCATCGCACGAGCATGGCTCCGCATCGGGGCCGCACATGCAATCGGTGACGGCAGATTTACAGCAGAGGCAGACATGGCCGGTGCCATCGCACGTGGTGCAGGAATCGCAGAGTGCATCGAACGCCGCGAGCACCCTGCCACCATAGCTGCCGTCGTTCGCTTCGACGGGCTTGCGCTTCGGGATCGCCATGACTCAGAGCCCTTTCCATTTCGCTCGGTCGCGGGCGTCTTCGTCGCCCTCATAAACCGCGAATAGCTCCAGCTTCCGCCATGCCCAAATGAGAGCCAGCAGTGGTGCGATCAGCGCGAGAAACAGCAGGAAAACCAATCCGCCGACCAGCGGCGGGAGCGCCAAGATCGCTCGACAAACGCCTCTCAGAATCCGCATCAGACCAGCCCCTTATCGCGGGCAAGCCATTCGGGCATGGAGATCTCGCCGCAGCCGTCGATGCTGACCTGCCCGAGCGGCAGAGACATCCGGCGCGGGTTGCGGCCGTGCGTCATGATGTTGAGCACGTAGCCGTCCGAGTTTAGGATGTCGCACGTGATGCCGGTGCGCTCGCCGGTTATGTCCGCCGGCAGCGGCGGCCGCCGCCGCCGAGCGCCTTCGTGGTGGTGGTGTCTCGTCATCTTGCCCCCTGAAATCAAAAAGGGGTGCGGGCCGCCGTGCCCACACCCCGCCCTCTACTTCCCCGCTGCAACCTGTTGCTGCGCCCCGCCGGAACCCAGGCGCTCGATGTCGTCAAGCTTGGCGAGCAGAGGGATGGCGCGCTCTTGTGCCTCGCGCGTCATCTGCCGCTCGCGCCAGCTCAGGCGCTGGCTTTGCCCGTGCAGCGTTGCGATCCGCAGCAACGCTTCGACCGTGGTTTTGATTTCGTTGCGCGCGCTCCACAGCCGCTCGCGTGCGCCGCTCTCGGCCGCCTCCGGCGTGCGCGCGTACGCAGCCAACGCACGCGCCATTTCATCGCCGGAGGTGTCCCGTGTGACTGACATCGTTGACGCTACGCTGCCGCCGCGTCGCGGGCGGCCTGGAGGCGCTGGGCCACGTCGGCGAGCGAGTCAGGGCCGCCGATGGCACCGAGCGCGAACAGCACCTTGGTTGGGCTTGCGTCGTGGGCGATCTCGCACAGCATCTTGCGCGCGATTTCCGTGGCGAAAGTCTCATCGCACTCGGCTGCTGGCGTCCCGGTGAGGCGGGCGAAGCTCTGCATGGCGATGCCGGCGGTGTGGGCAGTGTTGGCGACGATCAGGTCGATGGGCTTGTGGAGCTTCGTGCCGGCAGGCTTGGTGGAAGCGGGTTCCTCCTGCCGGGGTGCTGTCGTGTCGCTCGGGGCCGGGCCGATCACGAGGCAGACTTCTTCGCCCGGGACGAGATGGACGACGCGCTCGTTCGACTTCTGGGGCTCGGGGCTGGATACACCGGCCCCGGCATGGCCGGTCGTCGCTGGTCCGGCGTCGTTCGCTGGCGCCTCGGCCGTGAACGTGCCGGTGTGGCCGTTGGCATTCTCGCCACCGTGCAATTGGCCGCCAGAGATCGTGATGCTTGCACTTTCGGACATTGTTCGCCTCCGCTATGGTTAAGGTCAGTGCAGTTACAAGCGGTAGGATATTTCCCATCGCTCGTCAATGCTTCCCATCACTGTTATGGGAAGCTCGCCATTGGAACGGGGGTGGGGGATGTGGAAGTTCTGTTGTCGGGTATTGGTGGCGGCGCTACTGTTTCCGGTCGCACCAGCGGTTGCGCAGTGGATGCACATGGCCGGCGAGGACGATCCCTTCGCCGGCGGCGCTCAGCAGATCGCTGGAGGCGTAGCGGACACAGGCGAAATGGTCATGTTCCGTTGCACAACTGGCAGCGATCTCGCGATGCTGTTCGTTTCAATCGAAAAGCCACCAGAGGATGCCGCCATCCTGGCGATGCTGGCCGCATCCAAGGCCACGCTGCTCGTGATTGTGGACAACGATCCCGTCGTCGTTCTTCCTGCTGTCATCGACACGACGCCGGATCGACAACGTCTGCGCTACGTGTCCTCGTCCCCGCTCGTAGAAAGCATCACCGCGCGCGCTGCCGCGGCTAAGCGTCGGGTGGCTGTCGCGGTGGAAATCAACGGCAAGCGCGTATACAGCACGGCGGTCGCCGCGCGCGGTTCGGGACGCGAGCTCGGGAAGTTGACGCGAGCATGCAGGCTGGGGAGTTAGTCGCTCTCGCCGCGCTCCATTTTGCGGAAAACGCCCTTAATATGGGCCTCGAACGGGCTGCTCGTGTCGTTGAGGCTCAGTATCTCGTTGTCCGCTGTTCGGTTCGTAATGAGCAGCCCTGGCCTCACAAACTGACGGATGATGGTGCGGCCTTCGAGAAGCTCGCTGCGGCTGTAGAGTTGTGCCACGACGATCTGTTCTGACTGGAGGCGGTTTACCGCGTCAGCCGTCATATCAAACGTCAGAATGTCGCCATCCATGATGCGCAGCGGGTGGTTTTCAAGGGCGTTGCCAACCATGCGGAACTGAGCGCGGTGAAGCTCGGTGACAATACCGTGCGCCGGAGAGTATGGGACGGCCTCGTCTCCCAACCCCGGCGTAACCGAATTCTTCCTTGCGCGCACGATTCCCTCGACCCCCAATGCCTCGTCGGGGATACCTAATACATCGGCGACCTTAAGCTTTTGCTCCATCGTCAGATCCTTCGGCGAACCGCGTCGCACGAACTGAGAAAAATAGGTCTCGTTCTGGCCCATCTCGATGGACAGCCACTTGAGATCCTTGCCCAGTTTGACCAGGCGCTTGACGATGACTTCGCGAGTATCGATGGGGGGCATCACAGATGCCTACATCGTTCGCAATGGTAATGGTCCCGTCGCCTGCACTCTAGCGGCGGTTGACCAATGGGAAGAATCCCATTACCCGTTGTCCCCATGAAGCAGCACGACCCTCTTCTCGAACTCGTAAATCGGTTCCTCGCCGACAGCGGCATGGAACCGACGACGTTCGGTGAAAAAGCGATGAACGACGGGAACTTCGTCCGCGATCTACGCAAGGGACGTGAAGCTCGGCGGAGAACTCGCGAAAGGGTCGAGCGATTCATCGCGGAATGGCAAGCACAACGTCCGGACGAGCGGTCGGAATCGACGGCGCGTGTGGCTGGTGTGTCTGCCACGAAGCAGCAGACGGCAGCGTAAGGCGGATGCATCGGGCGCCGGATCGGCACCTAGCGCCAGATTGAGTATCGCGTCCGCCCCACCTTGCCGTCCCTAGACGACGAGACCAACCGGATGGGCCCCGTAGCAGCCGCCCGGTTGGGAGACTTGAGGGGATCAGTTCCGCGTACCCCGTAATTTTTCGAGTGGTGGCGTTCGGCCGCGCGAGCCGCGGTCGCGCCCTGCCACTCAGCAGGTGGTTGCGCCGTCCCGCGCTTCGCCCGGCTCAGTTCAGCGTGCCGGGTCAGGGACGGCGAAAGGATTATCGCGGGGTAGAGCAGCGGTCAGCTCGCTTGGCTCATAACCAGGAGGCCGTGGGTTCGAATCCCACCCCCGCTACCAGTTTCTGCGTTGGCCATGTGGACGTGCGTTTCTCTCTCAAACTCCCGGCCGGGCGCCTCGAACGCGCGGCCGGGCTCTTTGGGAGATCAGGCGACGGCGGGGACACATGCTGGTGTGGGAACAAGCGGCGGGACTGATGGCGGCGGGTGCGCTCGTCTCGTGCCTCGTCGCCATGCGCCTGCTGCCGCGGCGGGAGTCCACGGCACGACCGGCGAGTCCACAGTCCGGAGTCCAGGCCGCGCCCATGGCGGACCGTCCGAGTCCGCGGGCGCCGGTGCCCGCGTCCATGGCCCAGGTGCGTGGCCCCATCGGCGACGATCCGCCGTTTCGCATGCAGATGAATGCGCACGCGCACGCCGTCGAGTTCCTGCGCTGGATGCGCGATCACGGCTTTGCCGGACGCTATTCCGCGGCTGATCTGGCCGCCTACTACGACTGGTTCGTCGTCGACTTCCGCGTCTTCCCGCTGCCGCACGTGAAGCTGCTGGAGGCGGTGAACAAGATGCCGACGGTGAAGAAATCCCGCGACCGCATCAAGGACCCGCAGACCGGCAAGGTGGTGAAGCTCGCCTCCGGCTCGCCGATGCGGACGATGTTCTACACGATCGCCGAAGAGGCGGTGCACGTGCCGGCGGGCGTCAGCGCGCTGGGCGGCAAGCGTTCGCCACAGCGCAAGGCGGCGCCGATCGCATCCGACGACGACATCTTTGCCGGCCTCGAAAGAGAGGCCGCATGACGGGGTATGTCGACAAGGTCGATCGGGTGTCGCGCGCGTTCATCGTCGAGCGCAAAACATCTCGCGCCGTGCGCAAGGCTGCACCGCGTGGCTTTGCCTCCGGGCCGACCGAGGAGCAGATCCAGAAGGCCGTCGTGGAATGGCTCGACCGGCGCGGCGTCAAGGGAATGCACTTTTTCCACGTGCCCAACGGCGACATTCGCCACAAGGGCGCCGCCGGCCGTCTCAAAGGCATGGGTGCCAAGGCGGGCGAGCCCGACCTCGTGCTGCTCTATCGCGGCCACGTCTACGGCCTGGAGCTTAAAGCGCCGGGCGGCACACAGTCAGCCGAGCAGGAACACATCGAACGCCAGTGGGAACAGGCGGGCGGGACGTATGCCGTCGCGCGCGGGCTCGACTATGCGCTCGATACGCTGAGGGAATGGGGGCTGCTGGAATGAGCGTCATACGCGAACCGGAGCAGCGGACGCCTGCCGGGGCCGTTGTGCACTGGCACGACACGCCGCTGTTCGAACATATCCGAGACGCCCGCGTCGCGAAGTTGAAAGCAACCGACGCCGACGAGGCAGAGGACATCTGCCAGCACTTCGCCGGGCTTGAGGATGTTGCCGACTACTACTTCATGCGCACGCCGAGCACCGGGCGCGGCTGCTTCATTTGCCGCGCGTGCTGTCAGAACAACGTCGAGCTGGAGCTGCTGGTGATGCACGAGCCTCCAGTGATGGACGGCTGACAAAAAAATGAGCCTCGACGGGTTGGCGCCCGCGAGGCTCGCAATGTTCGGAGCGACTGGAAAGCGCTCCGTAGACGGGCAGGGGGCTGCCCGTGCGACGCGAAGAATCTCATTCGCGGCGTTAACGGTCAAGCCCCCGTGGGACACGAAGCTGGGGGCTGTGTGGCGCACGAACTATCAGGCATGTGCTGGCTTATCGACTTCCCGTCACCGGCAATGCGGCTGGTGATGATGAAGATCTGCGACTGCGCCGATCAAGACGGCTGCAACGTATTTCCGGCGGTTGCGACCATCCAGCGTGAAACCGGTCTGAAAGCGCAGAGCACCGTGCGCGATGCCATCGCCGCCTTTGAGGAAGCCGGGCTGCTGATCGTCAAGGGCAACCAGTTTGGCGGCAATACGACGACCGTGCGCGAGCTGGATACCGACAAGCTGCGCCTCGTCACAGGACAACGGCGCAAGGGCGAAAAACCGTACTGCTCGACGCACGTTCTGCGTTGCGGCGAGATCGAGATCCCCGGCGATCCGGAGGCTGAGCGTGGCGATGTCGTCGTGGTGTTTGTCCCCGGCGCGGCGCTGCCCAGCTACGTTGAGAAACGTAAGGCGAGTCGCACTGCGCAGGTGATGGCCATATTCCCGCGGGCCAATGGCGATGTGCCGGCCGGCTATGAGCCGCCGCCGTCTATCGTCCAGGCTTGGCGCGGAGCCACCCCTCCGCTCAGCGGAGAGGTGGCGACCGACGTTACCCCTCCGATGAGCGGAGCCCCCCCCTCCGATGAGCGGAGCCCTCCCCTCCGCTCAGCGGACCCCACCCCTCCGCTGAGCGGAGCCAACCCTTCACTTGAACCTTCACCTGAAAGATATTCCCCCCTTTCCCCCCGCCCGCGGGGGGAACAGTGCGATGTGTGGATTGACGAAGTTCGGCAAGACAAGCCGGGCTGTGGACGAGCGTTGGACAAGCTGTTCGCCCCGCTGTTGGCAAAGCTGCCGTTCAAGGCCACGAACCCGCGGCATCGGCTGAGCGTGCTCGCCGAGTTCGCCGAGGCGCAGTCCGACGAGGTGCTGGCCGAGGCGCTCCGGCTGCTGCTGATGCCGGGTCGCAAGGGCTCACCGACCACCGACGTGCGGCAGCGGCACATCGAGAAGGCAATCGCCGACGCCCGCGCCTTGATCGACAGCCGCGGGCTGGCCGAACGTGGGCCGCTGCTGTTCCCAGGGACCGCGCCACACGCCGAAGCCCTCGCAAAGGTCGCGGCCGTCGACCCGACATGGGCCGCCGAGCTACGCGGCCAGCCCTACATCAAGCGCAGCACCCTGCGCGCCTACGGCGTGGAGCAGGCACCATGACACAGCAGCAGCTCCGCTCCGATCTTCCCGTGTCGGCAGCCGCCACGCCAACCCTGCCGACGCGGGCCCCGTTCTCCGAGCCGGCCGAGCGCGAGGATCCGCGCAACGCCCTGCTCGACAGCGCCACGCGGCAGATCGTCGACCTCATCGAAAGCGCGGTGCGTAACGACGTGCTCGTGCCGCTGCTTGCGCGCATCGAGAGCCAAGTGCCGGCGCTGTCCCGCGTGTTGGCACCGGTCCTGCCTCCCAGCATCCCCGCGCCGGCAAAGGCTTCGTGCGGAAGCCCGGCGCCGCAGCAGCCCGCCGCGCCGGCGCGGGGTATCGACACCACCGCGGCTGAACTCCGCCTGACGAAGCTCTTGGCAGCGCTCCGGGTCGGCAATCCGAAGACGCCGGCTGCGCGCGATCTGGTCGACGGCGCCAGGATGGACGTGCTGTCGGAACTCGCGGCGTTGCGCGCGGCCAGATCGGTGATCGAAGCGCGCGGGGAGCCGCAGGCGCCACGCCACAGCGAGCCGGTCACGTACATCCTCGACGACGCAGGGAGCGGGCAATGACCGAGATCCACAAGCCCAAGGGCTCATACGCCGTCATGGCCGAGCGTCGCGACCCGACCGACAGCCTAGATTTCTTCCCCACGCCGCCGTGGGCCACACGCGCGCTGATGGAGCACGTGCTGTCGCCGAACGACTTCGACGGTTGCGACGTGCACGACGCCTGCGCCGGTGAGGGCCACATGGCCGAGGTGCTGCGCGAATACTTCGACGAGGTGCATGCCTCCGACGTGCGCGATTACGGCATGGGCTACGGCGTCGGCTCGTTCGTCGGCGATGGCGCCGACGTCTACCGCCTGCCCGAGCGGGCCGACTGGAACATCATGAACCCGCCGTTCAAGCTGGGCATCGACTTCGCGCGCCAGGCGCTGCGCCAGGCGCGCATCGGCACGGCGCTGCTGGTGCGCACGTCTTGGCTGGAATCGTCCGAGCGCTACCGCCTGTTCGCCGAACGCCCACCGACGACCGTCGGCGTGTTCTCCGAGCGCGTGCCGATGACCAAGGGGCGCTGGGACCCGGAAGCGTCGACCGCTACCAGCTACGTCTGGATCACATGGAAATGGCCGTTCCGCGTTGCTGGCGACAAGGCGGACCTGATTTGGATACCGCCCGGCCAGCGCAAGGCGCTGACGAAGGCCGACGACGTCGAGCGCTTCGATACGATCGTGAGCCGCGCCGACCGCATCACGTGCGGCGTGCACTGGTCCGAGCCGGACGGCTGGCACGTCTATCTCGACACCGGCAACGCGTTCCTGCCGATGAAAGCCGATGCGATGCACAAGATCGGCCTGCGCTACCGCGCCCAGCCGCATGCGCACCACGCCGTGCAGCGGCTTTGCGAGTCGATGATCGACTGCGCCGCCGAGGCGAAGGATCGCCGCGCCAGCGGAGCGCGGCCGAACGCAAACGACCACCACGCAAACGGAGGACTAGCAGCATGAACATGATGAGCACGATCGCCGCGGCGCCACGCCCGGCCGACACGAGCAAGCTGGACCGCATGGAACTGCGGCAGCAGATCGCCGCGTTCGAAGACACCCGCGCGGCCATCGTCGCCGAGATCGCAGCCGCCGAGGCACCATTCCTCGAACGCATCACGGCCATTCAGCAGGAGATGCTTGCGGCCACTCAGGCGCTCACCGAGCGGCTGGCAGCTCACGATGCGAGCGGCGACGACATCGACAGGGACGAGGTGTTCGAGACGGACGACGACGGCATCCCCAAGCGCTGCTGCGTGTCCGGCCTGGTGCTGCTGGAGCGCGATCGCCTCGTCGAGGACCCGCACGGCAACTTCGCGCTAGCCGACGCCATCGCCGGCTGGCCGGCCGAGCCGCAGGACCTGCCCGACGACGACGCCGACGACGAGGAAGAGTGAGCCATGGGGGACGAGGTCGACATGGGCGGCAACAGTGCCGCCCAGCTAGCCGGGTTCATCGAGCGCATCGAGAGCCTGGAGGCAGAGAAGGTCGAGGTCACGGCCAAGATCAAGTCAGAGAAGGAGCTGGCGAAAGCCGCCGGCTTCGACCCGAAGGTGCTCAACCACCTGCTGAAGGAACGCAAGTCCGACATGCAGGTGACCGCCGAGTTCCGCGCGACGGTCGAGACGTACCGCAAGGCGCTCGGCCAGTTCGGCGACACCGAGCTGGGCGAGTGGGCGTCGGCTTTCCAGGCGGCACAGAAGACGGCATCGCAGAAACGCCCGCCTGCGCGGACGCGACGCGACGACAGCGGCAGCGGCAAACCGAACTGACGGGGGCGAGGATGACGGGGACCGACTTCCGACCGATGGATGAGCTGCGCAGCGAAGGCGCACACGTCGAGATGAAGCTCGACGACGGGCGCCAGGTCGTCGGGTGGCTGTACTGCGGCCATCCGCTGAGCGAGCGCTCGTTCTGGACGCGGGCCAGCAATGGTCGGCTCGGCATGGTGTCGCCGGTCGGCTGGCGCGAGTTGCCGACCACGCAGCAGGTGGCGGCATGAGAGGATTCCTCACGGGCATGACGGGAGCCGATGCCGTCGCCTCGTTCGCCGACGCTATCATGTCGAGCGACGGCAACATCGAGACCGGCGAGCTGTGGACTCTGCAGGACGGGTGGCGCGCCTACATGCGCGTTGGCCAGAAGGCCTTGACGCTGCCCCCGCGCACCATGCGGCGGCTCGGGGAGTCCTTTCGCGACCACCCCGACGCGCCGGAGGACGTTCGCGCGTGCGGCGAGGCGATGATCGAGTGCGCCAACGCTGCCAAGGCCAAGAACGACCGTCACGAGATACCAGACGGCGCTGCCGCCGCCGTGTCGGCGCAAGGGAGGGCATGATGGCCGTAATCAAGCCGATCCTGTTCTCCAAGCCGATGGTGCGGGCGCTGCGCGAGGACGCCAAGACGCAGACCCGGCGACTGCTCAAGCCGCAACCCGATCCGCGAACCACGGATTGCACCGTGTGCCGCAATAAGTGGATGGGTGAGGGTAGCGCCACGGGCGGCAGCGGCACTGCGCAGTGGGACCCGTGGCGGGATCTGAAATTCATGATCGGCGACGTCCTCTGGGTGCGCGAGGAATGGCGCACCGACGTCAGCTTCGACCACCTGTCGCCGAAGCAGATCGAGGAGCGCTGCATCATCGCCGGCCACAAGCGCGGCTGGGCGCCGATCGCCTACGATGCGGGCGGCTACTCGCCGAGCTGGGGCAGCAACGGCTGGCACGAGCTGGGGCGGCGGCGCGCGTCGATGCACATGCCGCGCTGGGCGTCGCGCATCACACTCGAGCTGACGGGCGTCAAGGTCGAGCGCCTGCAGGACATCAGCGAGGCGGACGTTAAGGCCGAGGGCATCGAGTACGCGACCCGGCCGTTCGGCGACTGGAGGCTGATACCCGGCATTTGGGATCTGGCTGGCGTCGATCAAACCGGCTTACAGCGCGAGCCGCCGGCGGCGATCAAGTACGCCTACCTCTGGAACACCATCAACAAAGCCGAGGGCGACCGCTGGGCCGACAACCCCTGGGTAGTCGCGCCGACCTTCAAGGTGCATCGCGTCAACGTCGACGCGTTCCTGGCGCAACGAGAAAGGGCAGCGGCATGAACGAAGACGGAAAGAACGAGGTCGATCTGGGCGACATGGTGCGCTGGGACGACCGCCGGCAGGAGCTGCTGACGATGCGGCACAACCTCGGCCGCTCGCTGTTCGTCGACGTCAACGCGTGGGGCTTCACGCTGCGCATCTTCCGCGTCGACGCGCCGAAGGTGTTTGCCGACATGGAGGCCTCCGTGGCGACCGAGCTGGCCGAGCTGGAGGCGAAGTTCGCCGGGCTCGGCATCATCCCGTCGGAATGGACGGCGCCAGAGGGGGGCGAGGGGCTATGACGATGATCGGCAAGATGCGCTCGGTGCGCGATAGCCGCGATCCTCTGATGAAGTCTCTGGTGCAGCCAAGCCGACACCCCATCCGCGGCCAAGTGCGGCTCGCCAAGGGCGGGGTGCGGACGCTCGTTCATGGAGGCAGCGCTCGACCGGCGATGTACGTGTGCGCCCGCTGCAGCTTCGCCTATTCGCCTAACCACTTCCACGGGCCGGAGGACGCACGCCACGCGGCCGCACGCGAGCAGGCCGAGCGGTGCTGCGATAACCGGTGCCGCACGTGCCGTGCCCCTGTGCAGCGCTTTCACGCCCGCTGCGAGGACTGCAGCCGCAAGGACAGCACCCGGCAACGGCGCGCATGGGCCAAGCGGGCCAAGGTGGTGACGCTCGCCGAAACGGATTGGATCTTCGCCGAGGGCTACGGGTACAACGAAGGCTACTTTGCGGAGATGAGCGAACTGGTCGAGTGGTGCGCGGACGAGGGCTGCCATCTTCCGTCCTACGTCAACCCGTGCCGCGAAATCATCCCGAGCCTGGACGCTGATCACATCCTCGAACAGTTGGACGAGGATCTGGGCTGCGAAGAAAGCGCTCTTGATCGTGTCGACGGCGTGGACGAACTCGTTGCAGCGATCGAGGCGTTCAACACCAAGAATGCCAACAACCACGTCGCTTGGATGGCGGACTCGACGCGCGTGATCATTCTCGACGCCGATGCCTTCAATGCCGAGTTCGGCACTGACGATCACGGGCGGCCTGACATGGGCTGGCGCGACAAGCCGCCGAGCGTCGACCCCATCACCATGGACAAGTACCGCCTACGCCTCGCCGAATTGACCGGCGCCGCGAACACGGTCGAGCCGGAGGCAGCATGAGCGACCGGCGCACACACACGACTGAAGTCGAGATCCGCCACGCGCATCTGTTCTGCGGCATCGGGGGCGGCGCCAAGGGCTTCAACAAGGGGCAGGCTCGCGTCGGCTCAATGGTCGCGCGATTCCGCTGCCTCGGCGGTGTCGACGTCGACGCGGCGGCGGTGAAGGACTTCGGCCGCATCGTCGGCGTGCCGGCGACGCGGCTCGATATGTTCAGCCGAGAGCAGTATCGCGCTTTTCACGGCCGAGATCCTGGCGCCGACTGGCGCGAGGCGACGCCTGACGACATCCGCGGCGCTTTCCAGAACGAGCACCCGCACATCGTGTTCCTCTCGGCGCCGTGCAAAGGCTTCTCGGGGCTGCTGTCCGAGACGCAATCGAAGACGGCCAAATATCAGGCGCTCAACGGGCTGACGCTGCGCGGCGTGTGGCTGATGCTGGAGGCCTACGTCGACAACCCGGTCGAGTTGATCGTATTCGAGAACGTGCCTCGCATTGCCACGCGGGGCCGGCCGCTGCTCGACAAGATCGTCGCGCTGTTCCGCGCCTACGGTTACGCGGTGGCGGAAACGACCCACGACTGCGGGGAACTCGGCGGGCTCGCCCAGAGCCGCAAGCGCTTCCTGCTCGTCGCCCGGCACACGAGCAAGGTGCAGCCGTTCCTCTACGAGCCTCCCAAGCGGTCGCTGCGCGGCGTTGGCGAGGTGCTGGACAAGCTCCCGGTGCCAGGTCCCGACGCCATCCTGCCTATGCACCGGGTTCCGTCGCTGCAGTGGCAGACGTGGGTCCGCCTCGCGTTCGTCGAGGCGGGCAGCGACTGGCGTTCGCTCAACAAGCTGCGCGTCGAGGGCGGCGTGCTGTCTGACTACGCGATTGCACCGGACGCTGATTGGCACGGTGGGGTTCTCGGCGTGAAGGGCTGGGGCGATACGTCGGCGACGGTGACGAGCCGCAGTTGCCCGACGACGGGCGCCTATGCCGTCGCGGACCCGCGTGTCGACGGGCACGAAAAGTCGGTGCAGCTCGGCGTGCGGCCATGGGACCAGGCGGCGGGGGTCGTCACCGGCAAGATGTTTGCGGGGGGTGGTCCGCACTCCGTCGCCGATCCGCGGATGCTGGGCGGCCCCCGGTTCAACAACGTCTATCGCATCGTGCGCTGGGATCAGGTGTCGCCGGCCGTCGCTGGCGCCGGCGGCCCTGCAAACGGCCTCGCTGTGGCGGACCCGCGCTCAGACACGGGCTTCGCCGGTGCCGGCAAGTATCGCGTGACCGAATTCGGTGAAGCGGCCGGCACGGTCATCGCCGCGTCGACGACGGGGCAGGGCGCTTTCGTCGTCGCTGATCCGCGTCCGGAAGCCTTCCGCGACGGCAAAGAAGCTTACACGACCGCCGGACACTACGGCGTCATGCCGTGGGACGGATCAGCCGGCGCCGTCACGGCCAACGGCCAGCACGATAACGGCCGCTGGTCGGTCGCGGACCCGCGCGCCGTCGACGCGCTGCCGGCGAAAGAGGACCGACTGTTCACCGTCATCCGCGCCCTCGACGGCACGTGGCACCGTCCGTTCACGACGCTCGAACTGGCGGCGCTTCAGAGCCTCGTCGATCCGGAGGAGGTGCTGGAGCTTGAAGGGCTGAGCGATAGCGCGTGGCGCGAGCGCATCGGCAACATGGTGCCGCCCGCTGCGGCCGAGGCGATCGCCAGCGTGATGGGCAAGACGCTGCTGCTCGCGTGGGCCGGCGAGACTTTCATGCTGTCGGCCGAACCCATCTGGGTGCAGCCGATCGCCGTGGCGCTGATGGCGGCCACGGCAAACGGGCTCGTCGACCTGGGGAGGCGGGCTTGAGCCTAGCTGTAGCAGACGTGCCGCGGAGTGATGACCGCAACGCCATCCTCAAGCATGCCGAGGTCGGCCATGCCGTCGGCGAAAGCCTCGATCTCGGCAACACGAGTCGCGAAGGCGGCGTCCTGATGGTGCCAGCGATGGCCGTACGGCAGCAGCCCGGTCAAGTCGGCGAGCGCGCCGCGCGTCATGAAGCCGGGAACGCCGCGGCTGGTGCGGAAATCGGTGCCGCTCATGTCGGCCTTGAAGAATTGCATTTGAGCCCCCGCTCTCGATTCGGAACCCGCAACGATGACTTCGATCAGCATGGGGCGCAAGCAGCATGACCAACCCCCGCGCTCCGCTCGACGACTATGCCCGGCACTGCATCGCCGATTGCCCGAACACCATCGTCTCGTGGTTCCTCTCCGCGTCGTTCCTCTACTACTGCCGGGACATCTCGCTGCTGACCGACGCCTATTACGACGAACTATGCCGCGATCTGGCCGCGCGCTGGGACGGCATCGAGCACCAGCACAAGCACCTCGTCGACCGTGCGGCGCTCGACGCCGGGACCGGGTTCTATCTGACCGAGGACAGGTATCCGCTGCGCGTGATCGGCGCGGCGGAGTTCATTCTGCGTGAGGGCCCGCCGATCATGGGCGGCCGCACCGACGAGACCGAGGCGCCGCCGGCGCCCGCGCCGCAACGCCAAGCCAGACCACAGGGGGAGCTGTTCGCATGAGCAAGATCTATGTCGCATCGAGCTGGAGGAACCCGTTGCAGCCGCTCGTCGTGGCCGCGCTGACGGCCGCCGGGCATGAAGCATATGACTTCCGCAACCCGCCGGGCGGAATCCCCAACGGCTTTCGTTGGTCTGAGATCGACCCGAACTGGGAGGCATGGAGCGCCGCGGCATATCGCGAGAAGCTGAAGCATCCACTCGCACAGCGCGGGTTCACCAGCGACTTCGACGGCATGAAGTGGGCGGATACCTGCCTGCTCGTTCTGCCGTGCGGCCGCTCGGCCCACCTCGAGCTGGGTTGGTGCGCTGGCGCCGGCAAGCGAACGATCATCCTCACGCGCGATGGTGAGGAGCCAGAGCTTATGGCTCTGCTCGCGGATCACATCTGCGTATCGATGCCGGAAGTTCTCACCCTGCTGGAGACACCGGCCACGCAACAGGCGGTCGCATGAAACCGCTTCGTTTCACCGCCGACGATGCCGAGCGCGCCTATGAGGCCTGGACCTGCAACTGCGGACCGGCTGCGCTCGCCGCCATCTGCGGGCTGACGCTCGACGAGGTGCGCTCGCACCTTAAGGGCTTCGACCAGAAGCACTACACCAACCCGACGATGATGTTCGACGCGCTCAAGAGCATCGGCATTTTCTTCACATACGCCCGTGGTCACCTCGGGACAGAGCGTTGGCCGAGCTACGGCCTCGCGCGCATCCAGTGGGACGGACCATGGACCGCGCCGGGCGCCAATCCGAAATGGGCTTACCGGCAGACGCATTGGGTCGGCGCGGCGTTCCGGCCCGGGCATCTTGGCCCGCCAAGCGTCGGCGTCTGGGACGTCAACGCGCTGGGCAACGGCACCGGCTGGTGCTCGCTCAAGGATTGGTCGGAAACGCTGGTGCCGCACATCCTGAAGGAATGCGTGCCGCGCGCGAGCGGCGGCTGGCACATCACCCATGCGATCGAGGTGGCGAGATGATGACTTACAAGGAGTTCATGGCTCTGCCGAGGGGCGGCTGGCTCGAAGCGGATGCAAGTGAGGACGTCATTGTCCTGCGCGACATCAAGACGGGCGAAGCGGTGGTCGAGATAGCCGCGGAACTGAACAGCGGCGAAGCCGCTCAGGCCGCAAGGCGGCCCAGCGCGAGCGCCGGCCATCCAAACAACGGCGAGCAGGCGGAAGAGTGAGGCGGAGCTAAGCATGCCACCCAGAACACAAGGCACCATGCCAGCGGGCGCGGCGACGGTCGGCAGTCTCATCGCAGAGGGCCGTCGCATCCGCGGCACCTGCAGCGACTGCGGGCATAAACGTCTGCTCACCATGGAGGCGATGGCGGCGATCAACCCCGCCACGCTGTTGAGCGAGGTGCACCGCAAGATGTTCTGCGGCGCGTGCGGGTCGAAACAGGTCATCGCCACGTCGGAGACGCTGCGCGATGTGCGGCAGGGAAGGGAGCGGTGATGGGACCTAATACGCAAGAGTGGCTGCTGTCGCAGGCCAAGCACATGATGCAGCCGGGCGATGACGCACTCCCGGGTGTGTCGCCGACCGCAAAGTGTCTCGCGCTCGACATGATTGGGATGCTCTCGGCAGTTTGGGAAGTCGACGAGCAGGACGGCCGGCGCATCGTGATATCCGATTGGGCCGTGCACCGTATGGCGCTTGCCATAGCTGCTATCGGTGCCGTTGGCGTCGATCAGTTCGACGGGTGCACGGGAGACGAGCGAAGGGAAAAGCTCGCATTCGTGTGCGGCGTCTTGCAAGCGGCGGTGCGCTGATGGACCACGCCGAGGAGCAATCCATGTGGCGCGCCATCGGGGCGTGCGAGCAGTCCTGCGACGACAACGAAGCAGCAAACGAGCGTATGCAGAATGCCGTCTCCGCCGACCTCGTTCGCATGCAACTCCAAATATCCGAGCTCCGGCTGAGCGATCGGCTGGCTTTCGTGCTGGTGCTGATGTTCGGCATCGGTGTCGGCGTCTTTGCCGCCACCAACGCATGGAAGGCGGAGGCCGAAGCGGCGAAGTGGACGCCGACGACCTACATCTGCCCCGGCCCATTGGGCATCGATCCGAAGCCGCATGGCTGGAAAGGCGGCGTGTGATGGCACTCGACAAGCCAGTGGTGACGCACAACCTGCCCGACCTTTTCGGGAACTCTGCCGCGCCGCCGATCGACCCCGATGCCGCGCTCGTGCAGCACGTCGTCGACGTGATGATCCGCTTCAACGGCAAGCTGGCGAACATCCTGATCGACTCCTACTCCGACATGGCGCAACTGAGCTGGGTCGCAGCGATGTTCTGCGGCATCGGCGTCGCCGCAGTCGGTGTGCTCGTCGTGTCCTACGTCCTGCACGGGCTGAGCAAAATGGGGGAGGCGCGCCGCCACGGTCGCACGGCCGAGCGCCTGGCGCGGCTGGCGTGGGATGAGCTGTCGCCGGCAGACGTGCTCTATGCCGAACGCCATTGGCCTGAGCCGTTCGCGCTCGCGCGCTACATCGACGGACGCCGCAGACACCGCGACGCCCGTAGCCGCTGGCTGGACCCGGACCTTACGGGCACCGAGCGCGTGCATCAGCGCTGGGAGTTCGCGAATGTCAGCAAGCGCACCCCTGCGAAGGAGCATCTCGGCGGCTGGCTGCACGACGAGGCGGAGGCGGAGCGCACATGAGCGAGGACTTCACAGCGCTGCACAAGCGTATCGTCGAGGCGGTCGTCGTCCAGATCGTCAAGGAACCGGTCGCAGCCGGCTTTGGCGTCGACGAGGTGCTGACGGTGCTGGAAGGCGTCATCGTCGGCGTCATGACGCTGAGCATCAAACCCTTCGGCGACGCGGAAGTGCTGGAGATGCTGTTCCGCAGCGCACAGGACCGCCTCGCGGCGGACCGCGCGGCACGGCTGGCCGAGATAACCGCAGCGGGGGAAGCGTGACCGATCTGTTCTATCCCGTCACCCCCGACATGCCGGCGATCGGCGTGCGCGTCGTCGTCGTCTGGGCAGGCCGCGAATTGAGCGCAGCACGCACCCGCGACAAGAACAGCGGCGCCGTGCGCTGGGTGACGACCGAGCACGGTCAACTCGTAACGCTGCCACCAAGGGGCCTAGAGAGCCGCTGGGGCGAGGAGCCGGACGCCTGGCGACCCGAGCACCCCGACAGGTGGAAGGCGGCCCTGCCAGAGCCGCTGGCGTCCTGGACATCATCGCTTGCGGCGAGCGACGAGGCCGCGGCCGCGCGCCAGGTCGCCCGCGAGCGTGAACAGTTCATCGCCGGCCTCGGCGGCAACCGTTATGCGGCGATGACCGCGCAAGCCGAGCAATCGGCACGGACGCGCGCGGAGATCGAGGCCGAGCTGGGCGCCGTCGACGAAGCGCGCGCATCCGAACGGCAATGGTGGCTTGGCGAGCTGCTCAGCTATTCGCCCGCCGGCGAGATCTCGGTGCGCGAGGCCGAGGGCCGGCTCGCCCGCGCCATCCTCACCGACGGCATCAAGGGCAAGCACGGCGGGCCCGCGGGAATGAGCGAAACCTCGAGCGCGCTGTCGGGCTTCGTGCATGAAACGCTACTTTCGAGCGACGCCGACGGCATGCTCGAGCGCTTCGAGCCAACGCCGCGGGATCTCGCCGACTATACGACGGCGTTCGCATGGTTCACGGCGCTCAACCCGCCGGAGCTGTGGCACCACTCGCGGAAAGCGTGGACGCTCAGCCAGGCGCAGTGCGTGCTGGTGTGGCGCATGATCATGCCGCCGCTGTCGTGGCGCTCGATCGCCAAGAACGCCGGCGGCAGCCATGTCGGCGCGCAGCAGATCTACGGCGCCGCGCTCGCCGGCGTCACGCGGGCGGCGAACGGCCAGGCGGTGCTGCAGCACGTGAAGGTGCGCGACCGCATGGCGGCGCTGAAAGAGCGGAATCGGAGAGCGAGGGCGGAGGCATGAGCAAGCAGGCGGACATTCACATTCAGACACTGAAACAGCAATACAACCTCGCAACGGCAGCCGAGCTGCCGCCGCGGGAGAAACCCGCCGACGAGCACGTGCAGACGCGCGTGCGCTGGTCGCGTGAGAAAAAGCACGCCTTTCGCGAGATGCGGCCGGCGGCGCTGTGCATCGTCGCCACCGACGGGCCCGTCTCGATCGTCACCTATGACGCCGGCGGCAGGGTGACCGGCCGGTTCGGGCACAATCGAGGGTGCTGGCCCGCACGGGTCGCAAGCACGGCAGCGTGGGAGGACAATATCTCCGGCGCCTACGACAAGAACCCGTTCGTGCACACCGGCGTGCAGATCCGCGTCTGGTGCGGCGACGAGCGCAAGCGTGACCGGCTGGCCGAGGCCGTGACGGGGCTGCTGGCGGAGATGAGCGAGGAGGCCATGGGGCAGGTGCTGCGCGCCGGCTTCATCGACATCGGGCCCGAGGTCGACCTTGGCCTGCTCGAGCTGCGCATTCACGACATCGCCGAGCGGCTTGGCATCGGCGTGTGGGACGACGAGGCGTTGAGCACCTGGCTCGACGAGGCGGTGGCGCGGGAAGCGCGCAGACGTGTAGGGCGCTGACACGAGCGGATGGTTAGGGCCGACGGCGGCGGACAGTAGCGTGAGCCGCCGCCGCTCGTGTCAGAGAACAGCGTGCATGCGTTCAACCGGAGAACCGGACGATGAGCAACGACAACCGGCCGGTCATGGCCAATGGCGATGAGCCGATGCTGCAATTCTTCGCCTACGAGCATCTGCCGGCGACACTGCAGGAGATCAGCCAGCCGTTCGGCGACCTTGCCCGGCAAATGGTCATGACGCTGCCGCGCAATCCTGAGCGCACGGCAGGGCTGCGCAAGCTGCTCGAGGCGAAGGACTGCGCCGTGCGGGCCAAGCTGTTCAAGTAACCGTGCGTAGATCTAAACCGAGGGGAGACGAAAATGCTGAAACGTGACGAGATTGCCAACCCGAACAGCTGCCTCAACAAGGCGGCCGATGACGAGCCGGTTTTCGTGCTGCGTGGCCGCGACGCGCTGGCGCCGGAGATCGTGCGCGATTGGGCCAACCGCGCCGAGGCAAATGGCGCGTCGGCCGACAAGGTCGACGAGGCGCGCGCCCTCGCTGACAAAATGCACGCGTGGCCGGCGCGGCGGATGCCGGATTGATGGAGCCGCATTGGGCCACAGGGGCGCTGGCGTTTCTCGCCGGCGCCAACGCCCTTCTCCTCGTCGAACTCAGGTCGCTCATCCGTCGCGTCGACGCACTCAGTCGCGAGGTTTGGAAGTTGAAGGCGGCGGGTCAAGTCATCCCGCCGTCTCGCAACGATTGAGTGGGCAATAGCCATGGCCCTTTGGCGTGGGGCATCTGTCGAAGCGCTCCGGCTCATCCGTCATCGGGACCTCTCGAACATACGCCACCGCTCGCGGTTGGCCGCCTTCCATGCATCAGTCTTGACCTTGATCTCAACGCCGGTTGGGGGAAGCGTTGCCAATTCGTGTGCCTCGGCTACTGTGCGAGGACGTGTCGGCCTCCAGGTCTCGTCGATTGCCATAATGAATAAAATAGACATCGTACTGCCCGTGCGAAACGGGGCGCCCTATATTGCGCAGGCGCTGACAAGTCTGTGCGCAGAGGCCGAACTCATCAATCGATTGCTTCTAATCGATGATGGCTCGACAGATGGTACCGTAGATATCGCTCGCAAATTTGAAGGCGCGGTATCGATGGAGATCCTGCAACGGCCACCTCAGGGAATTGTTGCATCATTGAATGCTGGGCTCGCTGCGGCGACCACCGATTATGTCGCGAGGATGGATGCCGACGACATCTGCCTGCCCAACAGACTTAAGCGCCAAATCGAGTTCCTCGACGCGAATCCAGAGATAGCCGTTGTCGGTGCTCAGGCGGCGTTCATCGACCAGTACGGCGCGCTCACCGGCCAAACAACGAATTACCCGCTTTGGCCGCGGCAGGTGCGCAGCAAGTTGTTGAGCAAGGGATGTGTCGTTTGCCACCCGACCGTGCTCTTTCGTCGTAAAGCCGTGTTACAGGTCGGCGGCTACCGGGCCGCCTTTGAGTTAGCCGAAGACCATGATCTGTGGCTTCGGTTGGCTGACACGCTTAGCGTTGCCAACATTCCGGATGTTTTGCTTCACTATCGCGTACACCCCGATCAGATAACTAGATCGCGCAATCTACGGCGGGCGTTTACGAGAGATCTGGCGGTTTGGTGCGCGCGTCAACGGGCGTCTGGAAATGCCGAGCCAACAGAATTAGTTCAGTTCGCGGGCACGCCGCTGGAGCTGGCATCTCATACCGATGCGCCTCCCTTTGTAGCGAGGCTTGCCAAAGTCCACGCATCAATAGCTGAGTTTGAGGTCGGGAAGTCCAAGCCGACTCTCTCGGAGCTCGAAGAGATCCTAAGTCTGGTCAGAGGGCGCCACATCGGCGGGGGCAGGCGAGGCCGATATAAACTTCTGAGTTCAGTGCGCCGCGAATTGGCGCGACGCGGTAAGTGGCTTTCTGCGACGAAGGCAGCCTTTACAGAGATAAGATGCCGAGTGACTGACGCCGCCGTGTTTCGGGTTTTCTCGTGACGTATGGGCGCCAATAGGAGCCGCTGCCGAATGGCGTGGCTGCAACCGTGTCTCTCTTTCATGGGCTCTCGAACATACGCCATCGGCGCTCGTGCAGCCATTCGCGGCCGCTGGGCGGCTCGCGGCGCAGGACAGGGGCGGACGGCTCGATGAAGCGTGATTTGCTCGGCACGCGGAGAATGTAAGATCATCAACGGCCGAATCAATGGAGATGCAACATGGACAACTTTGAAATGCAGATAGCGTCCGCTTCGGATGCGATCGCGGTCAAGACCGTCGTTAGCGCGCTTCTCGCTGTGGTCGCGCATCAGCAGGCTGGACCAGCGTTCGATGCTTGGTTGAACGCAATTCGAGAGCACTCGACCAAGGCCATCGATCGCATGAAAATCACCGCGTCGGGGCCTATCGACGAAGCAGCGTTGCGGCAGGAAATCAAGGACCGCATCGGCCTGCTCTTCGACGGCGTTTCGACAATCAAACTGGCTGCATAAACAAAAAACCCCGGCGCTGGGGGCACCAGCGCCGGGGCAACTATTAGGAAATACCGAATAGTTCGATCGGCAAATTTGTGTACCCTGGGTACACAATTCAGCCGGCCATCAGGCTCTTGCACCTACCGCGCTGGGTGCGGGCGGGGATGAGACCGTCCGCCTCCCACTCGCGCACCCACTCCGACACTCGCTGCTTGCGGACGCCGGACAGTCCGGAGAGCGCCTGCTGCGAGGGGACCGTCCGGCCGCTGTCGAGTTCGGCCAGCACGTAGTCGAGCACGTCCTGCTTGGACAGTCCGCCGCCCACCGGGGGAAGCGGACAGTCCGGCTTGCGGACCGTCCGGACGCCGCCGTCACGGGGACCCTCCGAACTATCCGGGATTTCCGGATAGTTGCGCGGACCGTCCGCCTGCACGAACCGCTCGCGGATGGCGGACAGTTCGGCATCGGTAACGCCAGCGAGGACAGTCTGCGCCGGGAGAGCAGGAGCAATGTGCATTTTCCGCACATTGCTCGCCGGCCGGTGAGAGGGCCGGAACACGTAGTGCACCGCAAGCGTGAACCCATACTCGACAAGGATGGTGATCAGGATCGGCATCACCAGCATGCTGATCGCCTTAGCCTTGGTGCCGTTGCGGCCGATGGCGTCGGTCAGATTGCCAAGCGCCTCGGCGGATGCGTCGGCCGGCTTTACCTTGAGTGCATCGAGCTGGGCCTGAATGCCGGCGGCATTGTCGGTCCAGAACTTCACCACGGCGCGGGCGCCGCGGCATTTGGTGCCTTCGCCGGACTTGCATTCGGCATCGGCTTCCTTCTGGCGCTGGGCGATCGTTGCCTCCGCGTCAGCCTTCTTGCGAGTGAGATCGCCGCGCTTGTCGACGGCCTTGTCGTGGTCGTCTCCAGCGACGATCTGGCCTTCGGTCTGCCGGCCGAGAGAGTTCCACCCGATGACACCCGAGCCGGCTAGCGCCAGGATGAGGAAGCCAAAGCCGGCCATGATGTGCCGTTTCTTGAACGCTGACGTCATGGCCATCCAGGCCGTGGTGGTAGCGATCACGATGCCGGCGGTCTGGAAGTGCTTTTGCGTGAAGTCGACGCCGCCGAAGATGACGTCGCCGAACAGGAGGGACGTGCCGACGGCACCGAGGGCGCAGGCGGTGACGATTGCGGCCAGCCGGCCGCCCATGTTATCGATGGTCATGTGGACTGTTCCTTCCTTGGTAGGGTGGGATGCACACACGGCCCGGGGGCGTTGACGCGCCTGCCGGGCCACTTCGTTTCTGATGGGCCTCATCAGCGAGGGCGTACCCCTCGGACCATCGCCGCCCCTTTCGAGGCGGCTAGGTTTCGGCCTTAACGAGTCGGGCGCTTGCGCTTGAGCGTGGCGACAAACTGGCGCCCTAGCTCCGGATGGAGACGACGACCGGCCGATCGGCCGCGGTGATGGTCGCGGTCGCCTCGATCGGCGTGATGTCCGGCAGCGTGAGATTGAGCGCCACGACGCGGAAACCCTCATCGTGGCCGTGGTTCTCGACCAGGGCGTCGGCCGCCGTCTGCGCGTCGACGTCGCTCGCCTCGAGGTCGCCGGCGGCGTTGTAGGCTATCCAGAGCATCGCATTCATAGCGTCGTCCCTTGTTTGGCTCATCAGGCCGGCACTCGCCGGCGACCATCGCGGGGCGCTGGGCCCCCGCTAGGTTTCGCCATCACGCTATCGCGCGCGGTTGACGGCCCAAAAATGCCAGCAGGTTAGCGCGAGGACGTTTTGAGCGCGGTGCAGGGCGCGGTACTTGCGGTCGACCGCATTGTAGAGTTCGCCTACTTTCATGGTGCTCTCCCGTGGGCTCATCAGAGGCGGCATCCCCGCCTGATCATCGCGGGGCGCGGGGCCCCGCTAGGTTTCGCCTTCACGCCGCAACCTTGTCGGCGGTCAGCACCGGCGACATCGAGTAGCGGCCATGGGGGTCGCAGCACTCGGTGTTGTCGTAGATGCGCACCCGGCGAGCGCGAATCGTGCCGCTGCTGTTCAGCCAGACCGTTTTCTCGGTGCGCTTGACGACTTCGAATTTGAACACGCATTCGTAGTCGCAGATCGAGCGAACGGTGTAGGTGCGGCCGACTTCAAATTTTGCGATGGTGGTCATTTGGTTGGCTCCGTGAGTTAAGTGGCTTTGCGATGTTGGGGTTTTATTTATATTACAAAACAAAATGGGTCAAGGGGGGGAGCGACCCTTGACGCAATTTATTTTGTAACGTAATTCTCGGCCCCATGCAGATACACGGGACACCCGCCGACATGGCCACACCAACACCCCGCGGACGCGGTCGACCTTCGACCGGACAGCGCAAGGAAGTGATCGGCGTGCCGATGGCGCCGGACGATGCCGAGATCCTCGAGGCGGGTGCAGCGGCGCTAGGGCGGGCAAAGGCTGACGTCGCCCGGGCGCTGATCAAGGACGAGATGGCCTGGGCGGACGTGGTCAAGGCGGCAAGGAAGGGCCGGCGGTGATGGATCGCGATCCGCTCGAAGGCATGGAAACGGTGCCGTGCTCATTCTGCGGCGGCGGTGGCACCATGCGCGAAAACAAATCGCTGCGCATGATCCATATCGAGGACGGCATCGAGAGCGAGCCCGAGGTTGTGCACGTCGTCATCGGCGAGCCGTGTCCGACGTGCGTCGGGCGTGGCCGCGTCGGCACCTTCGGGCGGAAGCTGAACAGTTAGGGGGCGGTGATGGCATTGGAGCGCAGTCAGATCAGATGGATCAAGGACATGGGCCCGATCGAGCCAGAGGAGCATCTGAGCGAGGGCGCCAGGAAGATCGCCGAGGCAGTTAGGGCCACGCTGCAGCAGGGGCTCGAGGAGGCGTTCGTCGGGCTCTATACGTCGACGAATTGCGAGGATGCGCCAGCGCCGGACATTAAGGCCATGCTGGCCGACATCGAGCGCTGGGTGCGAAACGAGCGGCGCCAGCAGGTCGTTTTCGTGGTCGACGAGGCGCACGAGGGCCCGATGCTCCGGCACGACACCCCATGCGATGGGGTGCGCATCGAGCTGTCGTATGCGCAGGCCAGCCAGGTGCACGATCACTGGCTGCTCAAGCTTAGCCGCGTCATCGACGAGCACACGGCCGAATTCGTGCCGGCGAGCTATGTGTTTCCCGAGCCGGTGCAAAGCGTGCTGCCGGCGCCGCCGTACTACGTGCCGGCCGACGACGGCGCTGGGGGTGACGATGAGCAACGCTGACGTTTGCCCTCGCTGCTATCCCCTGGTGAAGGGCGCAAGCAAGACCTGCCGCGAGCACGCGATCGAGACTGCGGCCGATGCCATGCACGCGCTGTTATCGGCGCGCGCCGAGGCGCTGGCCGGCTGTACGGAGGGCTCGCTGGAGGAGGCCGAGCTGGCGGCGATCGCCACCGCGCTCGACGACTACGAGGCGCACCGCGCGGCGTGATGCACGAATGATACGCGCGCATCATTTTGAAAAAGTTGTTTACAGATAGGGCCGAATCGGGTGATTCGACCGCTAGTCTCAACGAGACGTACGCCCGCAGCCATCCAGCCGCGGGCGTTTTGCGTTTCTGCGGCACGCGGGTGAGGCAGCCAACTGCGGCGATGACCACCGAACGCGGGCCACGAAATCAAATGCCGGGGTGCATTCCCCGGTGGTCGGTGCGGAGATGCACGGGGGCGGCTGAGCCGTTTCTGGCCGATCTTAGAACAACGCCCCCTAGCCATTCACGAATGCCACGCGCCCCACGGTGCTGCTGGGATGAACCCTCGGCGGCAGGTATCTAACCGATGGATCAGGCGGCTCTGCCGGCGGCGCAGCCGGCACGCCATGCCGTTTACGCCTCTGCTTTGGCGGCATGGCACCCATACTTGAGAGCGCTGAAGACCCGCACCGGCTGCCGCGTCGTCGAGCAGTAGGGCAGCCGGTGAGCGGGGAAGGCCATGAAGAAACCTGATTGCGCGACCGCACCGCGGCCCGTGCAGAGCTGATCACCGGCCCGATCCTGGCAGGCACCCACTAAGCGCGATTGATTTTCGCACCAGGCCAACGCCAGCGAAGAAGGCCGGACCGATCACGATGCAAAAGCTGATGCTCAACGGCGAGCACGCCTGGGTTATTCGGTCGACGTGCCCGGGGCGGGCGGAAATGTTTTTCGAGAGCCACACGACCTGGAACGTGCAGCCGTCCGAGGCGACGATCTTCCGGTCGTTCGAGGCCGCCGAGCGCGAGATGGTGCGGGCGGCTTCGCTGGGGTTCAAGCTGCCGGGTGACGTTCACGAGGTCGTGCCGCTGCTAGGGGCGCTCGCAACATTCGCCACCAAGGCGCGCAGGAAGGGCTGAGCGATGGCCGCGCTGACGATGCACTGGTCGGGCGACGGCATCCCCAGGCTGAGCATTGCCATGGAACGGCTGTCGGGCAACCAGAAGAACACCGCGCTGCGCCGGGCGCTCAACCATACCGGCGACAAGGTGCACACCATCGTGCTGCGCACGCTGTCCAAGCAGATCGGTGCGCCGCAGAACGTGATCCGGCGCTATGGCAAGATCAGCAAGCAGCGGGCTGCCGGCACAGGCCTCACGTACACCATACGGGCCAATGGTGGACCGATACCGTTGAAACATTTTCGGGCGTATCAGACCGCTAAGGGCGTGTCGGCCGCGCCTTGGAACAATCGCAAACTCTATCGCTCGGCGTTCATCATCGGCGGCGGCGGCAACGGCCACGCTTTCTGGCGCGTTGGCAGCGCGCGCCTGCCGATCAAGGGCATCACCGGCCCGAACGTGCCGAAGGAAATGGTGAAGGATGCGAGCGCTGCCGCGTTCCATTCCGTCACGTCTGCCGAACTGCCGCGGCGTGTGGCGCACGAGATCAAAGTCATCACGAACGGCGTCGTGTCCTAACGAGGGGGGCAGCTCGCGGGTCCCTTCCAGGCCCCCGCCCCCACCTGCGGGGCGGCGGCCGCCCGGGGCTCGCCAATTTTTTGGGTTGAAAAATCTCCAATTCCGATTCCGAATTGCCCGTGTTTGCTGGGCTTTTGAGGGGTGCCTCGAATGGCCGGCAAGGCGGTGAAGAAGAAGCCGGCGAAATCTTCGCAAAAAAAACGGCAACCCGCGGCGCCTGAAACGGTGCCGGCAGCGCAGTTAGCCGCGATTTTGGCTTCTCCGCCGTTCACCGATCGATGGCTGCGGGAGCTGGCCGACAAGGGCTATCTGGTGAAAAGTGGCCGCGCCGAATACGAGCTCGCCGCGTCGGTGCAGGGCTACATCCGGTTCATTCGCGAAACGGAAGTGGAGCGCCAAGTCGGGCAGCAGAACGCGCGCGCAGAGTTCGAAACGGAGCGAGCACGTAAGCTCAAGCTCGAAAACGACGAGAAAGAAAACATCTTAATCGAGACGCCGACGGCGATCGCCGCCATCGACTTCATCGTGGGAAGGCTGCGCACCGGGCTCGCCGGCGTGCCGGCCAGAGTTTCAGAGGACGTCGCCACGCGCCGGCGAGTAGAGAATGCCATCGACGACGTTCTCCTCGAAGTCAGCGACAACTTTGAAAAAGCTGCAACCCTTCTGGGTGAGGGGCGCGATCCTTTCGAAGCCGACGAAGCGGCAGCCGCCTGACGAGTGGGCGAAAGACAACCGGATCTATCCGCCCTCGTCGGACCGACCAGGTCCACGTGATGTGCAGCTTACGCCGTACATCGTCGACTATGTTCGGGCCTTCGAAAACCACCTCTATGAGACGGTGGCGCTGGTCTGCGGATCGCAGATGGGAAAGTCGGAGGCGGATCTCGACGTCATCGGCCAGACGCTCGACCAACGGCCGGCGCCGATCATCTACGTCGCGCCGAGCGAGACGTTCCTGCGCGAGGAGATCGAGCCGCGGCTGACGGCGCTGATCGAGCAATCGTCGAGCCTCAAGGCAAAGGCCAGCGGCGGCAAGAAGTCGACAAAGTACAAGAAGATCGTCGCCGGCGTGGCGGTCCGGCTCTTGTGGGCGGGATCTGCCTCGCAGCTGTCGGGCACAACTGCCAAGCTGGCGCTCGTCGACGAGCTGGACCGCATGGTCAGCAACGTGCAGGGCGACGGCGATCCGCTAACGCTGGTCGACGCTCGAGGCTTTGCGCACAAGGACAGAAAGCGCGGCGTCACGTCGACGCCGAAATGCGGTAATGCCGACATCATCAGGGACGAGGCTTCGGGCCTCGAATTCTGGAAGCGCATGCCGCCGGAGGACATCGAAAGCCCGATCTGGCGCGTCTGGCAGCGCGGTACCATGCACCATTTCGCTTGGCCCTGTCCTGAGTGCGCGACCTACTTTGTGCCGCGCTTCAAGCAGCTGCGCATCCCTGAGAACGCGACGTCGGCCGAAGCAAAGCGCCATGCGCACGTCGAATGCCCGCACTGCGGCGGCGTGATAGAGGAACACCACAAGCCGGACCTCAACGCCCGCGGGCGCTATGTGGCGCCAGGTCAGGAAATCTCGCCCGACGGCACCGTCACCGGCGACCCGCCGGATACGTCGACCATCAGCTTCTGGGTGTCGGGGATCTGCTCGCCGTTCGTCACGATCGGCGAGCGCGCCGCGGCCTACATTGAGGCCAAGGAATCGGGCAGCCAGGAAAAGCTGCAGGCGGTAATAAATACCGGCTTCGGTGAGCTGTGGGCGCCTGGCGCCGGCGACGTCCCCGAGTGGACCGAGGTCGCTGCACTTCGCCGGCCATACAAAAAGCTCGAGATCCCGGTCGGCGTTCGGGTTCTGACGCTTGCGGCCGACGTTCAAAAGAGGCGCATCGTCTACACGATCCGCGGATGGGGTGCTCGCGGCAGCTCATGGCTGATCGACTTCGGCGAGCTGCACGGCCACACGACCGAGGACGACGTCTGGAACGACTTCGCCGAGCTGCTGCACCGGCCGATCGAAGATCGCGCCATCCGCATGGCTTTCATCGACTCCGGTTTCCGCCCCGGCAAGCCGGAGAACGTGCCGGTCAATAAGGTCTATGATTTCTGTCGGCGGTTCCCGCGCCTGGTCTACCCGACCAAGGGTCGCGCGACGCAGGACAAGCCGCTCATCCCGAGCAAGATCGAGGTCACCGCGCGCGGTTCGGCGCGAAAATACGGCCTCGACTTAATCTGGCTCGACACGGACCATTTCAAGAGCTGGGTTCACGAGCGCATCCGCTGGGAGCCTGATCAACCAGGCGCATGGCTACTGCCGCAGGACACCACCGACGACTACTGCAAGCAGATCGTCGCCGAGGCTCGCGTCAAGAAGCCGAACGGTCAACCTCAATGGGTCGCGCGCAGTCGCGAGAACCATTACCTCGACTGTGAAGCGATGCAGGCGGCCGTCGGGCACATGCTCAGCGTGCACCTGATGCGGCCGGACGACACCGAAAGCGCGTCACCGCCACCACCGCCGCCGGCTGAACCGGCGCCGGCGGCCGGCAACGTCGCGCAAGCTGCCCAACGTGCTCGAGCCGAGAAGCCACAAACGCCGTCGAAGCCGATCGTCGCGCCACGCGCACTCGCGTCGAAAGTCGACGCCGCAGCGGCGCGCAAGCAACGCATCCAGGATCTCGCGGTGCGGATGAGGACACGATGACCGAGCCAACCCCCTGCCTCCTGGTGCTGCGAAAGCTCAAGGAAGCGATCGACGCGCGCATGACCGGCACGGGCGTGCAGAGCGTTGGCCACAAGGGCCGAACGCTCGAGTACGCAAACATGAACGTCGGCGAGATGATGAAATATTACATGCAGCTCTGGCGCCAGTGCCCCGCGGCGCAGGCCGAGCTGCCGGAGATGCAGCCGCTTGACGGGCCGACCGGCACGCGCGGGCGGCCGGCTATCTTTGTTGGCAGCAGGCGGGTCTGATGGCGAGAACGCGTAAGGTCAGAGCCGCTGCGCCGAGCGTCCAGAAGCCGCGCGCAAGCATGGGCGAAACGGCTTACACGGGCGCCAGCCGCCGCGACCAAAACATCGCCATGTGGCAGCCGGGGCTGCGGTCGGCCGACGCTGAAATCATGCGCGACGCTGCGATGGTTCGCGCCCGAGCGCGCGACCTCGAGCGCAACCACCCCTACGCCAAGCAGGCGGTTCGGATCTCTCGGCTTGGCGTCGTGGGCAAACGGCTTCGCTATTCCTGCCGGCCCGATCATCGCTTTCTTGGCATCGACTTCGAGGAGGCGGTCCGCTGGGGGCAGGAATTCGAGCGCGTTTGGGAGAACTACGCGCACGGCCCGTCGTGCTTTATCGACGCCGGCCGGCGCATGAGCTTCACGCAGATGATGGGGCTTGCGCACGACCGCGACTTTGTCGATGGCGAAAGCTTCACGACGGCAGAGTGGGCGCCGGCGCGCAAATGGCGCACGTGCTTCCAGGCCGTCGACGTCGATCGCCTGTCCAATCCGCACGGCGCACCGGAAACGACGTATTTGAAGGGCGGCGTCGCGCTGAACGATCTGTCGGAGCCAGTCGGTTATTGGGTGCGCGACAGCCATCCGGCTGACATCGGCTTTCAGGGCGCGCGCATGCTGAGCTGGTCGTTCGTGCGCCGCGAAACCGATTGGGGCCGCTCCGTCGCGCTGCACACGTTCGACGTTAGTCGGCCGGGGCAGACGCGCGGCATGTCCGAATTCGCCTCGGTCATCCGCGACATGAAGATGGGTCGCGAATACACCGAGACGGCGCTCGCCGCCGCCATCCTGCAGGCGTCCTACGCCGCGGTGATGACTTCGCAGCAGAATTACAAGGACGCGCTCGAGATCATCGCGTCAGGCCCACCGGACTCGGCGCCCAGCATCGCCGACGTCGCGCTCGAAAATCTCGAGGCGGCCGTCGCTTACCACGACGAGGCAAAGATCCGCTTCAACGGCGCCAAGGTGCCGATCCTGTGGCCAGGCGAGAAGCTAGAGTTGCTCACGCCAGGCCAGAGCGCCAACAGCCTCGCCGATTTCCAGAGCCACGCCACCAAGTCTTACGCGGCCGGTACCGGCACCGATCCGATCTCGGTCAGCCAGGACTATTCCGATGTGAACTACTCGAGCGCCAAAATGGCCGTCGCATCGAACTGGCGGACCTACGAGGCTCGTCGCGAGCGCCTGGTCGGCGGACTCGCAATGCCGATGGTCGCGGCTTTCCTCGAGGAGGTCGTTTTCTCGGGGGCGATGGCACTGCCAAAAGGCGTGTCGGAGCTAGATTTCTACGATGCACGCGACGCGCTGATCAAAGGCAAGTTTATCACCGCCGGCGCGCCCATGCTCGACCCGGTCAAGGAGCGCCAGGCGCAGAAGCTTGGCGTCGAAATCGGCGTCGACACCCTACAGGACATCTGCGCCGAGGAAGGCAAGGATTACCTCGACGTGCTCGACCAGCTGCAGCGCGAAGCAATGGAGCGCGAGCAGCGCGGCCTGCCACCGCCGTCGCCGCTGATGCTTCCGCCAGCGCCGGCCGACGCCGGTGAGAAAGAGGGCGCCTCGCAATGACCAAGGCAGAGATCAAAGCGCGCCAGCAGACGCTACGCGATGCCGGCTTTGACGTAGCGGTCGACGGCGTCGAGGGCGACTCCACGCGCAAGGCGTGGGAGAAGTACCAGAGCAGCCAGGCGCGCGTCGACCAGGCGAAGGCGGCCGCCGAGGGTGCAAAGGCGGCGGCTGAAGCCGAGCGCGCCAAGTCGGAAGCGGAGGCGATACGCGCCAAGGCCGAGCTCGCCCGCCAGGAAGCCGACGAAAAGAAGCGTAACGACGAGGCGGCCGAGCGGCAGCGTGAGTTCGATCGCAAGCTCAAAGGGGACGCCGAACAAGAGGCGCGCGAGGCCCGCGAGGGCTTGCGCAAAGCCGGGATCAACGCCGCCGCACTCGGCATCGGCCTCGCCGGCGGCCTGGCATATGCCAAAGTGATCGACGCTCACCGATCGGCCGCCGTGACCGCCGCGGCTCCGAAGCTCGCCGGCTTGGCCAAGGATGCGCGGTCGGCTATCAGGCAATACGAGTCTGGAAAAAATCTGCCTGCGGCCGCCAAGAAGCTACGCGGCATCGTCAACGCCGCCGACAAAGCAAAATTCACCGCCCGCGCCCCCATCGGCATCGGCCCCGCGGCCGTGCTGCTCGCCGAGGGGGCCATAACTCGCTACATCATCGCGCCCGGGTTCAAGGACGAGACGACGCGGGAGGCATTTCAAGCGGTCGGCACCACTTCGGCGATCGCGGCGACCACCATCATCGGCAAGGGCACCGTCAACGTCGCGACGCCGGCCACGCCGGTTAACGGCAAGGACCTCGGCGCGATCGAGCAGGCGCGCACGATCGCGGAAGCCGAGCGCAAGCACGTGGCAGCCAAAACGCCGGTGTCACGCGCAGCCAAGGCCGCCAGCAAGGTGAAGCCGGCGCTCAAGGTCGCCGGCGGCGGTGCGGTGCTCGCCATCGCGGGACCGGCTGTCGTCGCGTTGACGGCCTACGATGCCACCAAGAACTCTGCCATGGCAGCCGGCGAGGGTGATGGT